TCGCAGAATTTGCATAAACCTATTTAACAATGGCCGGAGTTTGTGACGAGATGCCCGGAGATAACTGGATATACAAGTATTATCAAGGGATCAAGGACGGAACATTCACGGCCGGACGCTGGATCACCCTCGTATATGAGCGGATCGTGCGCGGGATCGAGGCGAAAGAGTACCGATTCGATCAGAAGAAAGCGAACGACGCTATTACGTGGATTGAATCACACTGTTTTCACACCGAAGGGCCTCTTGCACCGGGTCCTTTTTTATTGGAGCCCTGGGAGAAGGCCATGATCTCGGCGATTTTTGGGATCGTCGACGAGAAGGACCTGAGACAGTTCAGGGAGGTGCTCTTACTTATAGGCCGAAAGAACGGCAAGACGAAGCTCGCGTCCTCGATAGCAGCGTACACTTGGCGGCTCGAGGGCGGGTTCGGTTCCAGGGTATTCTGTGTCGCGCCAAAGCTTGACCAGGCTGATCTGGTGTACAACGATATCTGGGCGATGACGACGCTGGATCCGGAGTGGCAAGAGCTGAGGGATGACGTAAAACAGACCGATGCTCGGGGTCGTCTGACGAAGGACGATTCGATGCTGCCAAGGCACAGGCAGACAGACCTGTCCATACCGGGGACGAACTGCACCGTCAAGAAGATCGCGTTTTCGGCCAAGAAATCGGACGGCTTTAACCCTTCGCTCGCGATCTGTGACGAGGTCGCGGCCTGGGAAGGGGACAAGGGCCTTAAACAATACGAGGTAATGAAGTCCGGAATGGGTGCACGGCCCGAGGGCATCCTCTTATCGTGTACGACATCCGGATACATCAATGACGGAATCTTTGACGAGCTGATGAAAAGATCAACTCGTTTTTTATTAGGGGAGTCAAAAGAAAGTAAACTACTACCCCTCATATACATGATTGACGATGTTGGCCGCTGGAATGACATAAATGAGCTCCGGAAGGCCAACCCTAACCTCGGCGTGTCCGTGTCCGTGGACTACATGCTCGAGGAGATAGCGGTCGCGGAAGGATCCCTGTCGAAGAAGGCGGAGTTCCTCACCAAGTACTGCTGCATAAAACAGAACAGTTCTTTGGCCTGGTTACCGGCAGAGGCGATCGAGCATATCAGCGGGCCGGCGATAGACCTGGCCTCGTTACGCGGTTCGTACTGTGTAGCGGGCCTCGACCTGTCACAGACCACGGACCTGACCGCAGCCGTGCTGGTCGTGGAGAAGGGCGGGATCCTGAACGTGCTCGCTCACTTCTGGCTTCCGGGTCAGAAGATAGACGAGGCCACGCAGCGGGACGGCGTTCCGTACTGGGCATATATCCAGAGAGGATTGCTTTCGCCTAGCGGTGACAACTTCATCGACTACCACGACTGCGAGAACTGGTTAAACGGTATGGTTCGAGACCACGAACTATATCCACTAAAGGTCGGTTATGACCGGTACTCGTCCCAGTACCTGGTGCAGGATCTCGAAGGTGAAGGGTTCAAGTGCGATTCGGTTTATCAGGGCGATAATCTCTGGCCCGTACTGCAGGAGATGGAGGGCCTCATCAAGGACAGGAGGATCTACATCGGGGACAACGACCTGCTGAAGATGCATCTGCTCAACTCGGCGATCAAGATGAACGCGGAGCGGGGCAGGGGCCGGCTTATAAAGTTAAATCCAACGGCTCACATTGACGGAACGGCTGCTCTCGCCGACGCCATGACGGTCCGACAGAAATGGTCTGGCGAGATCGGCTGGCAGCTGCGGAATGAGTAGTTACTGCGTATACATTCACACAAACACAGTCAACGGAAAGAAATACGTCGGGCAAACGTGCCAGAAGCCGGAGCACCGATGGAACAACGGAAAAGGATACAAGAACTGCCACTTTCGGCACGCGATCGACAAGTACGGCTGGGACAGTTTCGAGCACGAGATCGTCGCAGAAAAGCTCACGAAAGAGGATGCCTGCCGGCTGGAGATCGAGCTGATCGCGAAATACAACACGACGGACCGCGCCTTCGGTTACAACAGATCCACGGGCGGGGAACATACCTTTGCCGGAGCTGAGTACACCGAAGAGCGGCGGGAGAAGGTCCGGAAGTCGAACCACACAAGAGTCATATCGGACGAGACCAGGGCGAAGATGTCCGCGGCCTCGAAAGCCAGGGGGAACGGACAGACCGGGAAGCTCGGCAAGCTGTCTGGCAAGTCCGGGCTGTTGAAGCAAATAGATCCTGCTACGGGTGAAGTCGTAGCCGAGTATTACGGGTTCGCCGAGATGCAGCGCAAGACCGGATGGAACCGGACAGCAGTCAAACACGCGGCACTGCACGAGACCAGTCAGTCGCATGGATATAAATGGGAATACATTCCTAGGAGGAAACTTAATGTCACTGTTTGATCAAATATTCAGGCCGAAAGAGGCGAAGAAGTCGGAGGACGCACTGCGCGAGGCCATGACGATCTTCAAGACGCTGACGGCCTACGAGCCGGCCTTCACGAGCTGGGGCGGGGCCATATACGAGTCAGCGATCGTCAGAGCAGCGATCGACGCCAGGGCCCGGCACATCTCGAAGCTGAAGGTGGAGACCTTCGGGACCGCGAATTTGTCCCTGCAGGGGAAGCTGAGGCTCGGCCCGAACCAATGGCAGACCTGGTCACAGTTCCTTTACAGGGTCTCGACGATCCTGGACATCAACAACACGGCCTTCGTGGTTCCGGTCTTCGACGAGAGGATGGTGATCACGGGCGTGTTCCCGGTCCTGCCGATGCGCTGCACCCTGGTCGAGTACGACAAGGAGCTCTGGCTCCGGTACCAGTTCGCGAACGGGCAGGTGGGCGCGGTCGAGTTCCGGAAGTGCGCGGTGCTGACCAAGTTCCAGTACCAGAACGATTTCTTCGGGGACAAGAACACACCGCTCCACGAGACGATGCAGCTGATCCACATGCAGAATCAGGGCATCGAGGAGGCGGTCAAGAACGCGAGCACGTTCCGGTTCATGGCCCAGCTCACGAACTTTACCAAGCCGGAAGACCTGGCAAAGGAAAGAGAGCGGTTTACAAGAGAGAACCTATCCAGTGAGTCGAGCTCCGGCGGGTTCCTGCTGTTCCCGAACATCTACAAGGACATCAAGCAGATCGACACGAAGCCGTACTCGGTGGATCCGGAACAGATGAAGGCGATCCGCGAGAACGTGTTCAACTATTTCGGAGTGAACGAGGAAGTGCTCCAGAGCAAGGCCAGAGGCGAAGAGCTCGAGGCCTTTTTCGATGGCGTGATCGAACCGTTCGCGATCCAGTTCTCGGAGACGATGACCAAGGCCCTGTTCAGCGAGAGAGAGCGGGCACAGGGATCCTACCTGATAGCGAACGCGAACCGGCTCCAGTACATGTCCGTCTCACAGAAGGTACAGATGGCGAAGGAGCTCGGAGACAGAGGCGCGATCCTTATCGACGAGATCCGTGAGCTGTTCAACTACGAGCCGTTACCGTACGGGGCCGGACAGGTGGCACCGATCCGCGGTGAATATAAGGCGACTCAAACATTGAGCCAGGAGGAAGACAATGGCGAAGAGTAACAGAGAATACAGAGATATGACCATCGAGATCCGGACGGAGGAGTCGGAAGAGTTCGACAACCGGAAGGTGGTCCGTGGATATGCGAGTACGTTCAATCAGCCGTACACGCTTTATGAGGACGATACGTGGAGGTTTGACGAGGTCGTGGACGCGGAGGCGTTCCGGAACACAGACATGACCGACGTGATCATGCAGTACGACCATGAGGGCCGCGTATTCGCCAGGATGAGCAATAACACCCTGACCGTCACACCGGACGAGAGGGGTTTATTGATAGAAGCAGATCTCGGCGGGACCGAGCTGGGACGCCAGCTCTACGAAGAGATCCGCGGGGGCTATACGAACAAGATGAGCTTCGGCTTCACGGTCGATGCACAGGACCGTCTCGATACCAAGACCGAAGACGGGAAGGACCTTACCGTGAGGACGATCAAGTCTGTCCGGAAGCTCTACGATGTGTCAGCAGTTTCGTTGCCGGCGAACGATGCCACAAGCATTTCGGTTCGCAATCTGGCCGACGGAGAGATCGAACGGATTCGAGCGGAGAGACTCGAGCGCGAGAAACTGGAACTGAGACGGAGAAAACTACTTGCTAAGGCAAAACTTAATGGAGGGTCAAATGACTAAAGAAGAAATCATGACTCTCGATCAGGAACAGATCGAGGCCCGCTCTGCAGAGCTTGCCGTCGAGATCGAGGCCGCTGAGACCAACGAGGCCATGGACAATATCCAGGCTGAGCTCGAGGCCATCGAAGAGCGCAGAGCGCAGATCCGGATCGAGATCGAAACCCGTAAGAAAGACATCGCCGAAGTCATCAAGGGCAGCGGCGAAGTCGTGGAAACCATCGAAGAAAGGAAAATCGACACCATGGAAATCAGAAATTCCAAAGAGTACATCGACGCCTATGCGGAATACATCAAGACCGGTAAAGATCTTGAGTGCAGAAAGCTGACGTCGACCAACGACACCACTCCAAACGGAACTGGAACCGTTGCTGTTCCTGATTTCGTTTACGACATCGTCAAAACCGCCTGGGAGAAAGAGGGCATCATGGCTCTCGTCAGAAAGAGCTACCTCAGGGGCAACCTCAAGGTCCAGTTCGAGGCCTCCGGTTCGGACGCTACTGTCCACGCTGAAGGAGCTGCGGCTGTTAGCGAAGAGAACCTCGTTCTCGGCATCGTGACGCTCGTACCTCAGAGCATCAAAAAGTGGATCTCGATCTCCGACGAGGTTTATGACCTCCGCGGCGAAGAGTTCCTGCGCTACATCTATGACGAACTCGCCTACAGGATCGCGAAGAAGGCCGCCGATCAGATCATCGCCAAGATCCAGGCCTGCGACACCGTATCGACCACGACCTGCCCAGGAGTTCCGAAGATCACTCAGTCCAGCATCGCCGTCGGCTCTGTCGCCGCTGCTATGGCTGCCCTGTCCGATGAGGCCGCTAACCCGGTCGTCATGATGAACAAGGCTACCTGGGGCGCGTTCAAGGCCGCTCAGTATGCTGCAAGCTATGCTGTTGATCCGTTCGAAGGACTCCCTGTTGTGTTCAACAACACGATCACCGCTTACGGCGCCGCGACTACAGGCGTGACCTATGCTATCGTCGGCGACCTTGGCCACGGTGCTCTGGCTAACTTCCCGAACGGCGAAGGAATCGACTTCAAGTTCGACGAGCTGTCCAAGAAGAAAGAAGACCTGATCGAGGTCCTCGGCCGTGAGTACGTTGCTCTCGGAGTCGTTGCTCCAAACGCGTTCGTCAAGATCGTAAAATAAGCAACCAAATTTTATGGAGCGGGGCCAACAACCTCGCTCCTATTGTGTGAGGTATACCAATGCTCGAGAAAGTAAAAACTGCACTGCGAATAGTCACGGATGCGTACGACAACGAGCTGTACGAACTGATCGAGGCCGCGAAGCTGGACCTGGGCATTGCCGGAGTTATTCTTCCGACATCCCTGGACTCTATTGCGACCAGAGCGATCATTACGTACTGCAAGACGAACTTCGGTATTCCGGACGACTACGACAAGCTCAAACGGTCCTATGACGAGCAGAAGGCCCAGCTCTCGACCGCGACCGGCTACACGAACTGGGGTGATGCGTAATGTACGAAGATATCGCGACCCTGAAAGGGGACGGGACCGTGTCCTATGACGCGGCCGGCAACGAGATCATCACGCCGGCAGAGCGCACTGTATACGTATTACCACGTAGTGTATATCGCTCCGAGTTCTACGCTGCAGCCTCTGCCGGGCTCCATCCTTCGATCACGTTCGAGCTCACGAACCGCGAGGACTACCAGGGCGAGAAGCTGATCCGGTGGCGCGGTCAGGACTACTCCGTTATAAGGGCGGACTGGACCGGGATGGGGGACTCCCTCCGGCTGGTATGTGAGGAGAAGGTCGGAAATGGCAAATGATCTCGGCTTTGAGCTGAAGGCGATCCTTGAGGCCTACAACGAAGAGGTTCAACAGAAGGTCGACACAGCAATGAAGTCTGTCGCAAAAGAGGCCGTGCAGAAGCTGAAGGGCACGTCCCCGGTAGACGAGGGCGACTATGCCAAAGGGTGGGCGAACAAGGTCGAAAAACGCGGCCTTATCGCCACCGTAACGGTCTACAACAAGGCCAAGCCGGGGCTGACTCACTTACTGGAGAACGGACACGCCAAGGTCAACGGTGGGCGAGTGGCCGCCAGAAGCCACATCAAGCCCGTCGAGGAATGGGCGAATGCTGAGCTAGTACGAAGGATAGAGGAGGCTTTAAGTTGAGCATCTACAGCACGTTACAAAAGACCGGCCTTCCGTGTGCATATTCGCACTTCCGGACGAAACAGGAGCCGCCGTTCATTGTCTATCTGGGCAACGGACAGGACGTGCTCCGGGCCGACGATACGCATTACTGGTCGCAGAACACGTACCAGGTCGAGTATTACTTCACACAAAAGGACGAAGCAAAAGAGGCCGCCATTGAGAAAGTACTTCTTGATGACGGCTTTCAGTTCACCAAGAGCTCGGACACGTTTATCGAAGACGAGAACGTATTCGTGATCTACTACTACACAAATTAAGGAGATCAAAATATGGCTAACAAAGTCGAATTTGGTATCTCGAACCTTTACGTCGGCACCTACACCGTAGGCACGACCGGGACCGTCACGATGGGCACTCCGTACCATCAGGCCGGAGCCGTTTCGTTCAGCCCTGAGGAACAGTCCGAGAAGACTGACTTCTATGCTGACAACGTGATCTACTGGTCGGGCTATACCGGCGGATCCTTCGAGGGCGACCTTGAAGTTGCGAAGTTCGACGATACCTTCAAGAAGCAGTACCTCGGCTACATCCAGAAGGCTTCCGATGGCGGGCTCGCTGTCGTGAAGAACGCTGTCAAGCCTCAGGTCTACATCGCGTTTGAACTGTGTGGCGACCAGGAAAACCGCCGCGTGATCATGTATAACTGCTCGCTCGGCGGGATCAACAGGTCCTACAACACGATTACGGAACAGAAAGAGCCTATCACCGAGACCATCGCCGTTACTGTAGCGGGCGATAACAAGACCGGCATTTCGATGGTCAGCTATAGCCAGACGTCGACCGGTTACTCGACCCTGTTCACGAATCCGCCAGCACCGACGACCACATAATGGTCACAGACTAGGGCGGGGCTTCGGTCCCGCCTGTTCTTTTAGGAGGAAAAGATGGAAAAGACAATCAAGATCGACAAGAAGTCCGTCCGGCTGTCGAATAACGTCGGGTGGACTATGGAATACCGTGATCAATTCAATCACGACATTATCCCGACCCTCATGCCGATGCTCGCCGGGATCCTCGACATCCTCGGGGGCGTGGTCGAGACTGTCGGCAAAACGAAAGAGGTCGGGTTCGACGACCTGATCATGGCCGTTAACAGCGACAAGATGCTGGATGCAGTCATCCATATGAGCGGGCTTGAGTTCGTTGAGCTTATCAACATCATCTGGGCCATGGCGAAGACCGCCGACGAGTCCATTCCGGAGCCGCGTCAGTGGATACGCCAGTTCAGCAACTTCCCGCTAGACGAGATCACCCCGGTCGTCTTTCGGCTCATCATTGAGGGCGTAATGAGCTCAAAAAACGTGAAGAGGCTGGAGAGTCTAGCAAGGAGTCTTCAGCCATCACTCTCAACGACATCATCCTCGCAGGAACAGAGCGAGGCATGACGATCGCTGATATCCGGAAGATGCAGCTGGGGCAGGTCGTGGACTACTGCATTGACTACAACAAACGACAGGAGGCCGCCAATCCGGAGGCCAAAAAGAAACAGCGTCCGAGCAAGCGTAAGGCTACTCAGGGCGATATAGACTCATTCTTTGGATAGAGGACAACAATGTCGGGAACCATTAAAGGCATAACAATAACCTTCAACGGCGATACGACGAACCTGCAGAAGGCGATCCGTAACGTCGACAAGGAAATAGCGAAAACGACGAAGGAACTGGCTTCGATCGACAAAGCCCTCAAGTTCAATCCTACGAACGTCGACCTTTGGAGACAAAAGCAACAGCTCCTGGAGCAGAAAATCAACCAGACGACTGAAAAGCTAAAGGCTCTTAAGGCCGCCCAGAAGCAGATGGACGCCTCGGGCATTGACAAGAACTCGGAAGAGTACCGGAAGCTCCAGCGCGAGATCATCGAAACCGAATCGAAGCTGAAGCACTTCAAGGCTGAACTGACGTCTATCGGTAACGTGAATCTGCATGCGGCCGGCGAAAAGATCCAGGCTATGGGCAAGTCCCTCGAAGAGGCCGGACAGAAGATGAAGGCCTTCAGTGCCGCGGGAGCAGCTGCAGCCGCTTCCATCGGTATGCTGGCTTATAAGTCGGGCCAGTTCGCGGACGATCTTAATACTATGTCGAAGGTCTACGGGATCTCGACTCAGGAGCTGCAGAAGTACGCTGCCAGTGCCGAGCTCGTGGACGTGGACGTGGAAACGATCGCGGCCTCGCACCGGAAACTGACGAAAGCCATGTCCGGATCCGAGGACGAGACCGGAAAACAGGCCGAGGCGTTCGCCAAGCTCGGGATCTCGGTAGTGGACGCAAACGGTGAGCTCCGTGACTCGGACGAGGTCTTCAACGAGGTCATCGTGGCCCTCGGACAGGTCGAGAACGAGACTGAGAGAGACGCCCTGGCTATGGAACTGATGGGCAAATCGGCCTCCGAACTGAACCCTCTTATTGAGGACGGCGGCAAGACCTACCAGAAGACGGCCGCGATCTTCAAGAAATACGGACTCGACTTCATCGACCAGGATATGCTCGACCGGGCCAACGAGTTCAACGACAGCCTCGACATGATCAAGGCAATGGGTGCAACGGCCTTCCAGCAGATCGGCACCCAGCTCGCCGCGTATCTCGCTCCGGTCCTCGAAAAGGTCGTGGATCTGGTTGGCAGACTGGCCAACTGGATCACGAACCTTGACCCGAGAGTGCTTGCCATTATCGGAACCATCGGTGGGATTGTCGCAGCTGCGGCCCCTCTGCTTATCGGCCTCGGTAAGATCGCGACCGGTATCGGAGCCCTGACGAAGGCCCTCGGCGTTCTCCAGCCGATCATTATGACGGTGCTGTCTAGCCCAGTCACACTCGTGATCGGTGCCATCATCGCGGCCGGAGTACTACTTTATAAGAACTGGGACAAGATCAAGGCTAAACTGGTCGAGCTCTGGAATAAGGTCAAGGCGATCTTCACGAACATGAAGAACAAGATCGTCGGCACCTGGAACTCGATCAAGAATACCGTCACGAGCGTCGTGAACACGATCAAGAGCGCGATCACTAACGCATTTACGGCGGCCAAGAACACGGTCTCGAACCTGTTCGACTCTATGAAGAACAAGATCTCGAGCGTACTCGGGACCATCAAGAGCATCGTGCAGTCTTCGTTCAACGCCGTGAAAGGGTTTATCACGAGCCCGATCGAGACCGCAGTGGGACTCGTACAGGCAGCCATTAATAAGATCAGGCAGGTCCTGTCCGGGCAGATATCGCTTCCACATATCAAATTGCCGCATTTCTATATCAGCGGCAGGTTCAGCCTTAACCCGCCTTCGGTCCCGCACCTGGGTGTTGACTGGTATAAGCAGGGCGGTATCTTCAGTTCGCCGAGCGTCATCGGTGTAGGTGAGGCCGGCTCTGAGGCTGTCGTTCCGCTGGATACCTTATGGAGCAAGATGGACCGGATCGCGGACGCGGCCGGGTCTTCGGGCGGCGGTATCACAATTAACGTTTACGGTGCTGCGGGTCAGAACATCAACGAGCTGGCGGCCGCAGTAGAGCGCAGACTCGTCAACCTCCAAAAACAACAAGCGAAAGCGTGGTAAAGGATGAACGAAACATTAACCTTCGGCGGTATCGCCTCGAATACGTACGGAGTGTACATATCCGGCGAGGCC